AGGTGGCTGGCACGGCTGTTGCTAGGGGATGCGGTGTGATAATGTCTAACCGTAGAAAACGCACAAAAGGTGCGGTAACTCAGTCATAAGGAGACTTAAATGGCTATGAAGAAAAAAGGCTACCGCGCTGGTGGCAAAGTTAAGAAAATGGCTAAAGGCGGAGCTGCTGGGGGCAAAAAGATGAGAATGATGTCCAAAGGTGGCGCTATGGGCGGTAAAAAGATGCGAATGATGAAAAAAGGCGGTGCTGCTGGTGGCGCAAGAATGACTGTCGCACAACTTCGTGCTGCTGCTAAAAAGCTAGGATACAAAGTATCTAAAGCTTAATGCCATATTTATATAGCAATGTTCCCTACTTTAAGGCATGGGTGCGGCGCGAATATACTCATAACCATGAAGACTATCATGGTGAGTTTTTGCACGCGATGGTCGTTGGGGTAACGTCCATGCCTAATAGATGTCTGAGTTTCCAAGTTATATTTACTGGAAGTGAAGCAGAAGGTGAGGAAGAAGATACGGTACATGGAGGTGCAATGTGGGCTAGAATGCCTATAACCGCTCTAGTTGCTGATATACCTTTAGAGGAATGGCCTGAACCAATGAACACATATGACGCTCAACCTTGGGATTGTTCATCACATAACCATGCTGTTTATGTGATAGATAGAGCTACGCCCTGCCCTTGGTTGGCTAAAATAGACAGTGAGTTTTTTCCTGCAAAATATCTTTTTACAGTAGATTACTCCGAATCTGAGATAGCAGATGATCCAGCGCAGCATAAACAAAGTCATGTTTTGCAACTTCTTGATGCTGGTGAATGGACAGGAAACATCGTTGCTTTGCCTAACAATCGTGTAAGAGTTACACACCCTGCTTGGTTTGAAACAGGTGAAGGTGCGCCACACTTCAAGCCTTCTCAGCATATACACTATTCAAAAAGTGATTTAGACTATACACTAGATGTAAATAGGATATTTGATAACCTTTACAATGAGGAAGAGTGATGGCTGTATCAGGCTCAACCGATTTTGAATTAGATGTATCTGATTACATTGAAGAAGCCTTCGAGCGCTGTGGTTTAGAGGTTAAGACAGGTTACGACCTTAAAACAGCCAAGCGCTCGATGAACCTCATGTTTGCAGAGTGGGCAAACAGAGGCCTTAACCAATGGACCATAGTTCAAAGAACAATATCACTTACCGCAGGAACCAGCAGTTATACGCTTGGATCTGACGTTATTGATGTTTTGTCTGCTATTGTTCGCAGAAGCGGGACAGACATTAGTATGTCTAAAATTAGTCGTGATGAATATTTGAACATTCCAGAAAAAACCACTCAAGGCAGGCCAACACAGTTCTTTATTGACAGGCAAGTAACGCCCACAATAAAAATATGGCCTGCCCCTGAGAATGCTACTGATGTTATCTACTATGATACGTTAACTAGAATTGATGATGCGGATACTTTCATTAATACTGTTGATGTTCCATTTAGATTTTATCCATGTTTAGCTGCTGGTTTGGCATACTATTTATCTATAAAACGTGCGCCAGACCGTATTCAGATGTTAAAAGCTGTTTATGAAGAAGAGTTTGATAGAGCTTTAACAGAAGATAGAGATAGAGCTTCTTTTAATGTAGCCCCTAGTTTAAGTTTCTACAGGGTGTCGTGATGCCTAAATATGCGGCTGGAAAATACGCATATGGAATATCAGATCGTTCTGGTTTTCGTTATCGTTTAAGAGACATGCGAAAAGAATGGAACGGATTTCTCGTGGGCAAAGACGAGTATGAGGAGAAGCACCCTCAATTAGAACCTCGTAGACACCCAACAGATGCAGAGGCTTTAAGAGATCCGAGGCCAGATACAAATAACATCATTCCTATAACAGCAGCTATACCTTCTTTTAATTTAGAGACATTAGAATTTATCCCTGTGCCACTTTTATTAGGAAAGGTTGGCACAGTTAGTTTTGGTGGCACTGTTGTAACGCCTACAGACGCTACTGTAAGTGGTGTGTCAGCCACCGCTTCTGTGGGTACAGTTTCAGTATCTGTAAGCGGATCTATAGCTCAAACATTTACTGTTACTGTTCAGTCTTACTATGGTGCTAATAAATATTATATTGATGGCTCTCGTCAAGCTACGGTCACTTTATCTGAAGGCAGCACATATCGTTTTGATCAGTCAGATTCCAGTAATTCAGGGCATCCTTTAAGGCTATCTGCCACATCTGATGGCACACATGCTGGCGGCTCAGAGTATACAACAGGAGTTACTACAAATGGCACCCCAGGCTCCTCTGGAGCTTACACACAAATAACTGTGGCCTCTGGAGCGCCAACTCTTTATTATTACTGCACAAACCACTCTGGTATGGGCGGACAGGCGGATACACCATGACATATACATTAACAACATTGAAACAAGCAATTCAAGATTATACAGAAAACAGTGAGACTACTTTTGTTAATAATCTTGATAACTTCATAAAGAACACAGAAGAACGGTTACTGAAACTTATAGATCTTGATTTTTTTAGAAAAAACGCCACTGCTGCAACCAGTTCAGGTAATAAGTTTTTAGCTATTCCTTCAGATTATTTAGCTTCGTTCTCTCTTTCTTTAATAAAAAATAATGAAAATATTTTTCTACTACAAAAGGATGTCAACTTCTTACAAGAGTATACACCAAACCCAGCAACCACAGGAACACCAAAATATTATGGTATTTTTGATGTAGATAATTTTATACTAGCCCCGACTCCTGATGCGGCTTACACATGTGAACTTCATTACTACTATAGGCCAGCATCTATTACAGGCAGTGCAGGAACTTCTTGGTTTGGGGAAAATGCTCCAGACGCACTTTTATATGGTTGTTTAACTGAGGCTTATGTATTTATGAAGGGTGAACCTGCTTTAAGCCAACAATATGAAAAGCGTTTTGTTGAAGCTGTTACTCGTTTAAAGAACTATGGAGAAGGTGTAGAGAACACGGATGCGTATAGAACGGGCTTAGTTAGAACCGCAAGAACATAGAAGGGTAGTCATGTTAAAAAAGCTGGAGGGCAAAGAAGTCGCTATTGTAGCGATGGGGGGTAGTTTTAGTGACTACGTTTTACACAGGATAAATTCTAAAAAATTTGATGAAGTATGGGGCATAAACAGTTTGGGTGCGGTTTTACATGTTGATCGTACCTTTATGATGGACCCTGCAAGTAGGTTTTTGGACGATGTAAAGGCAGGTCTTCAAACAGGAGTTGCTAGAGAGTTTTTGTTAGAAACTCAAAACAAAGGGCCAATTTACTCTTGTGAATTAGACAAAAGAGTTCCAGAGATAGTTGAGTACCCTTTAGAAGATGTTATTAAAGAAGTCTCTTTTTGTTACTTTAATAACACCGTAGCGTATGCTTTGGCGTTTGCCATCTACTCAAAAGTAGCAAAACTTTACTTGTATGGCATAGATTTTAGCTACAAACAAAATCTACATTTTGGAGAGGCAGGCCGTTCATGTGTAGAATTCTGGTGTTCTGTTGCATTATCTAGAGGCATTCCAGTTGAAGTAGCACCTAGATCCGGTTTGCTTGACACAAACGTGCCAGAAGAAGAAAAATTGTATGGATACCATAGATTAGATGATCCTTTAGTGCAAAGGATGGTAGACGGTCAGCTTATCATATCAAAAAAAAGTAAAATATCTGAATACATGAAAGAAGAAGAACTCTCTCCACCAGAACCGCTAGACTGTAAAGAGCCTGTGTTAATAGGCAGGCATGACGTTCCAAACGTAAGTTATGAGGAAAAAAATGATTAGTTTTGAAACAGGTGTTCAGGTAAATTCTGTTAATGTTATGACCTCTGATGAAGGTGGGCACAGCACAGAGCAGCTTGTTGAATTAGCTATGGATAAAATTTTGCGTGTGTCGGATACCGCGCCGCCAGTGATAAAAGAACAGGCAGAAGTTTTTCAAAACAATATACGTCATGTATTGTATCACTACCTAGAGTTGGCAAGAAAAGAAGAACGTGCTAGTATCGCACATAAGATGGCAAAAGCTGGGAACAGCGAAATGGCGGAACTAGTCAGGAGAATATAGACATGGCTATAGCACAAGCTATGTGTACCTCTTTTAAGAAAGAACTTTTAGAAGGTGTTCACAACTTTAAAAACTCAGGCGGCGGAACATTTAAATT